TACTGATTGCCTGGGCCTTTGGTGCGGAAAATCTGCAATTTTAGACTTCAAACAAACAAATAAACCTAAAAAACGTGAGTGGATTGACGATTATTTCCTACAGCTAGCTGCATACGCATTGGCACACAATGCCACCCACGGAACAGAAATACGCACAGGTGTTATTTTAATGTGTAGTGCAGACGTTGAATATCAAGAGTTTGTGCTAGAAGAGTCTGAATTTGATCATTGGGCAAATCAATGGTTCGATAGAGTGGAACAGTATTATAGAGAAAACTAAATACACTATAGGAAAATTAAAAGACCATGGCAATCGTACAAATCAGTCAAATTAAACACCGTAGAGGTACTAGTGAAAATTTACCACAACTAGCATCAGCTGAGTTGGGCTGGAGTATCGACTCACAACAATTATACATTGGCAACGGGACCTTAGAAGAAGGTGCTCCAGAAGTTGGTAATACAGAAATTTTGACTCAGTACAGCAACATAGGCGGCGTTACCAAGTATGCACAGACATTGGTCAGCAATACCACTGCAAACGTAACCGGTTTATCGTTTGATAACACGGATCCCAGTATCATAGTGACGTATTCTGCTGTGAGAGCCAATACTGCGGACACCAGCAAAAGCAATGTCAAAACAGGCACAGTGACCATCAGCCAGTACAATACCCATAACACCATACTCGATTCAAACGTCCAAATCGGTGATGTGGGTATTTCGTTCACTGCAACTCAGGTCGCAAATGTATGTGTCGTTTCTGCCACTGTGGGTGCCACTGGTACCGATTGTGCACTGACCTATACCATCAACTCAATCGCAATCTAAGAATATTACAATAAATGTGGAATCTATTACCGCACGAGCGTCTTCGCACGTGGCAGGAGTTTCGAAACAGTGTCTCTGAAATGCCGCCTAAAGAAGCTCTTGACAAAATTGAACATCTTTGGAGCTATGCTCCTTATGTCAAAAACTACCTGCATTACGATTTGGTAAATGAATTTCCCGGACCTTGGGAATTAATTTATGATAATTACTATTGCAATCTTGCAAAAGCCTTGGGAATCATGTATACTGTGTATCTCAGCGGACAAGACGTGGACGTAGAAATAAGAGTATATGTCGATGAATCATTCACGGAACAATATAATTTAGTTTATATTGACAAAGGAAAATATGTGCTTAATTTGATTCACGACGAAGTTGTAAATAGTGCACAAGTTCCAAACAATTTAAAATTAAAAAAAACAATTACTAGCACAGAGCTAGGATTAGACAACTTACTGTAAAAGATATCAATGACACAAATTCAAGTAACAAAAAGACACGGCAACAAAGAACCGTTAGATTTAGAAAAATTACACAAAGTTGTATTTTGGGCCACAAAAGACATCACTGGAGTTAGTGCCAGTGAAGTAGAAATCAAAAGCCACCTCCAATTCTATAACGGCATTAAAACATCTGCTATCCAAGAAACTCTTATCAAAAGCGCCGCAGATCTAATTTCAGAAGAAACACCCAACTACCAGTTTGTTGCTGGTAGACTAATTAACTATCATTTACGCAAAGAGGTATATGATAGTTACACCCCGTGGCCATTGCTAAAAATTGTTCAACGTAACGTTGAAAGTGAATTTTATGATGCTGAACTACTAGCAGCCTATTCCACCGCTGAATGGGAAGAACTAGATGCAGAGATTGATCACAATCGTGATGAAACGTTTACCTATATTGCAATGGAACAGTGGCGCGGCAAGTACTTGGTACAGAACCGTGTGACTAAGGAAATTTTTGAAACGCCACAGGTTGCTTATATGCTTATTGCAGCAACGCTGTTTCAGAGCTACCCCAAAGAAACTCGCATGCGCTGGGTTAAAGATTACTACCACGGGATTAGTAAGTTCGATATCAGTTTACCTACACCCATCATGGCAGGTGTGCGCACAAGTCAGAAACAATTTAGTAGTTGTGTACTAATTGAGACTGACGACAGTCTGGACAGTATCAATGCCACTGCCAGCAGTATTGTCAGATACGTAAGCCAAAAGGCTGGCATTGGAATTGGTACTGGGCGTATTCGTGCGTTGGGATCGCCTATCCGCAAAGGTGATGCATACCATACAGGTGTTGTGCCTTTTTACAAATTATTCCAAGCAGCAACCCGTAGTTGTAGTCAGGGCGGTGTTCGCAATGGCGCAGCAACAATTTACTACCCAGTGTGGCACTTAGAGGTTGAAGACCTGTTGGTGTTGAAGAACAACAAGGGCACAGACGACAACCGTGTGCGCCAAATGGATTATGGTGTGCAGTTTAACAAACTCATGTACGAGCGGTTGATAACTGGCGGCGACATCACATTGTTCAGCCCACACGACGTTCCTGAAATGTACGAAGCATTTTTTAATGACCAGGACAAGTTTAAAGAATTGTATGAACGTGCAGAACGTAACACACGTTTGCGCAAGAAAACATTTAAAGCAGTTGACTTATTTGGTAAGTTTATGCAAGAGCGTAAAGATACCGGACGTATCTACTTGCAGAACGTAGACCATGCCAATACACATAGCCCGTTTAAAGAAGAAGTTGCTACTGTCAAAATGAGCAATCTTTGCTGTGAAATTGATTTGCCCACTGTGCCATTGAAAGATATAAATGATCCGGATGGTAGAATAGCATTATGCACACTGAGTGCAACTAACTGGGGTAATGTAAAATCACCAGCAGACTTTGAAAAAATGTGTACTCTTGCAGTGCGTGGTCTAGATGCATTGTTGAGCTACCAAAATTATCCAGTATTGGCTGCACGATTGGCAACGGAAGAATTCCGCCCACTCGGTGTCGGTATTATTAACTTTGCCTATTTCTTAGCCAAGCACGATGTTGGTTATAGTGATCCAAAGGCATTGGAGATTGTCGACGAATATGCAGAAGCATGGAGTTACTATCTTCTCAAGGCTAGTGTTGAATTGGCGAAAGAATTCGGACCTTGCGGTCGTTGGAAAGACCTTAAGAGTTCGGATGGCATTTTGCCCATCGACACTCGCAAAAAAGAAATTGACCAATTGGTTCCGTACCAAGAGCGTATGCCTTGGGCAGAACTTCGCAAAGATGCAAAACAGTATGGACAAAGAAATGCCACATTAATGGCATTGATGCCTGCTGAGACATCAGCACAGATCAGCAACAGTACGAACGGCATCGAACCACCACGTAGCTACGTTAGTATTAAACAAAGCAAGCACGGTGTACTCAAACAAGTAGTACCTGAATACCGACGCTTAAAGAACAAATATGAGCTGCTTTGGGACCAAAAGAGCCCAGTAGGCTACCTAAATCTGTGTGCTGTGTTACAGAAGTACATTGACCAAGGTATCAGCGTTAATACTTCATATAATCCTCATTTTTACGAAGATGAGAAGATTCCTATGAGCGAGATGATAGGACATGTATTGCAGTTTTACAAGTTGGGCGGCAAACAGCTCTACTATAACAACACAATGGATGGACAGGGTGAGATTGATATCGATAAGTTGTCAAGTGCAAAGCAGGAAGATCTTCCAGACTTGTCGGCCGCAGACGATGCGGATTGCGATAGTTGTGTAATTTAATAAGGATAAAAAGAAAATGAGCGTTTTTAAAGTTAACGAGAAAAGTAGTCTCTCACGTACAATGTTTTTTGATGGCAGTGTGGACATTGCCCGCTATGACACACTGAAGTATCGACAGTTTGAAAAACTGACCGACAAACAATTGGGGTTCTTCTGGCGCCCAGAAGAAGTAGATGTGCTGCGCGATGCCAAAGACTTTAAAGAACTGACGCCATTTGAACAGCATATCTTCACCAGCAACTTGAAGAGACAAATACTCCTTGATTCTGTTCAAGGTCGCAGCCCTAACCTGGCATTCCTACCTGTGGTGAGTTTGCCTGAGTTAGAAACCTGGATTGAAACCTGGGCATTTAATGAAACTATTCATAGCCGCAGCTACACACACATTATTCGCAACGTCTACAGTAACCCCAGTGTGGTATTCGACGAGTTGCTGACAATTCCAGAAATTGTTGACTGTGCCAAAGGCATCAGCAAGTACTACGACGAATTTATTGACGCAGTAACACAGTTTAAATATCTTGGCTTGGGTACGCACACAGTTAACGGTGAGGAAGTTGTAGTTGACTTATACGACCTCAAGAAGAAATTGTGGTTGTGTTTAAACTCAGTTAATGCGCTGGAAGGGATTCGCTTCTATGTAAGTTTTGCGTGTAGTTGGGCATTCGCGGAACTGAAGAAGATGGAGGGTAATGCTAAAATTATCAAACTGATTGCCAGAGACGAAAATATACATTTAGGGTCTACACAAACCCTGTTAAAATTGTTACCAACAGACGACAAAGATTTTGCAAAAATCAAGTCGGAGACTCTGGCAGAATGTGAGCGAATGTTCCTTGATGCGGCAGCACAGGAAAAGTCCTGGGGCAAGTATTTGTTTAAAGACGGATCAATGATCGGACTCAACGCACAATTACTCTGTGACTACGTTGACTGGTTAACCTGTAAGCGTATGACTGCGGTGGGACTAAACTGTGGAATCAAAGTAGGAAGCAATCCGTTACCTTGGACTGCCAAATGGATTGCCGGCGCAGAAGTACAAGTGGCACCACAAGAAACTGAAATTTCTAGTTATGTCATTGGCGGAACTAAGCAAGACGTGGATACCGACACATTCAAAGGATTTAGTCTTTGAAAATAGCCCGGGCGTTGTTTGTGGGTTCCTACCGGATTCCGCATGCCTGCTTGAGTTTACAGTTTGATCATTATCTAAAAAATATTGATCAAACTTATATTTTCACACACTGCAATCCCACATTCCTGGATAACATATTTCGCAAGTATAACATAGATACTGACAATTTTATCTACGTAGAAGATCGCGAGATGGACAGTCGCTGGCCAACCATGCGCAATTGGTTCTTAGACAATGACTATCGAGGCAGTTGGTTATATCAGCAGGCATTGAAGCTGGCAAGTTTGGAATACTGCGATGCTGATGTGACACTAATACAAGATCCCGACACGTTCTGTATTAAACCTTACGAGTGTGTCACTAGTGAAGGCAAACCTAAATTATTTATTTTGCCTAACGAAACACACAGTTACGGTTACTATCAAGCATTAAACAGTCTGGGCATTAAACGACAAACACCCCATTGCTTTGTTACTGAATTTATGCCGGGGTTTAAAGAAGACTGGCTGGCAGCAAAACATGTATTGCAAAAACAAAACAATTGTGACCCGTTTGATGCAATTATCAATAGTGTATCTTACGAAGACGGTGTCAAATGGTTTAGCGAGTACGAATTTCTAGGCAACTGGACTATGACACAACGTGAAGTTGAAATGACGGAGCAAACACGGTTCCAATACAAAACACTGGATGAACTGGATAATCTAACACTAGATTACAACTGCGCATGCGATGCTATTCCTAAACTAGCTGACAGCATTGTGTTTGACTGGCCTACTCAGACTGTGGTAGACTTTGATATAATTTTTGGCAAGGTAAAGAAATTCCTGTGATAAAAGTATACACACCGGTTGCTCTGCTGGATATTTTTGCAGAGTGGTTCGGAGACACTGCTGACTATGTTCGTTGCAACAACCAAAGTCAGGTGCTGGAACAAGATTTAAAAATTGCGTGTTTACCAATTTTCTTTGATCAAAATTATCAAGTAGACTATGAAAAATTTGATCTGATATTGATGAGTGATATAGAGTTCAATCATATACGCCCTATAGATCAATGGTTACAGCAGTTAAAAATTAAAAATTATCTATTGGCAGTGGGCGGGTTAGAAGGTTACACTGTTTCGGGAGATGTGATATATCGACCATGGTGGACATTTAATCTCATGAGAAAGAATACTCCCAACCATTGCGCAATAGACAATCCTCCATTTAATTTTGATATTTTATTAGGGGCTAAAAAACCGCATAGAGATTTTGTAATGGCAAAATGTCAAAAGAGTTTTTTATTAGACACTAGCATAGTTAATTATAGATCAGTATTTCCTGCACCTGTGCAACACGATGCCGATATTGAAAATTACATAAAAACATTGTTAGGCCATGAAGAATTAAAACATCCTTATATTAGCAATAACATAAATCAAGAATGGGAAGTTGCTCCTGAAATTACCTACCAGGTAAGTGATCAAGTGCCTTGGGGAATTTACAATCAAACAAAATATAGTACCATACTGGAAACGATATACACGAATGTTTTCTTTTTTACAGAAAAACCTGCTAAAGCGTTGTACGGCAAACGAGTATTCATTGCATTTGCCTGCCAGCATTATCTAAAACAAATGCGAGAACTACTGGGATTCAAAACATTCAGCGGCATCATTGACGAAAGTTATGATTTGGAACCAGACTCGGTAAAAAGATTTGAAATGGCATTTGAGCAAATGGAATGGCTAGCACAACAAGATTACCGTGACATTAGGTTGCAAACTGATGCAATAGTAGAGTATAATTACAATAGACTTTTCAGTTTACGCCAAGAGTTGCATCTGCAGATGCAACAGATGGTATATACTAAGATAAAGGAAATAACATGCTGACAGTATATTCAAAAAACAATTGCCCATTCTGCGTTCAGGCAAAAAATTTATTAACGCTTAAAGATATCGAATTCGAAGAAATCAAAATTGATGAGACTCCCGAAGCAAGAGAATTTGTTTTGGCAGAAGGTCATCGCACTGTGCCACAAATTTATAAAGATGGTGCATTATTTGTGCAGGGCGGGTACCAAGGCCTGTCAAAATTAACTGAAGAAGAACTTAAAGAAAAATCAAAGGTATAAAATGTTAGTCAACAAACAGTCAAGTTATAGCAATGGAGACATTGTTAGTTTCAAATTAGCCAATGGCGATGAAGTCATTGCAGAAATCGTAGAAGTCACTGATGCAGGCTGGATCGTCAAACGACCTTATATAGTGGTTCCCAGTCAACAGGGCATTGGTTTAATGCAGGCATTGTTCACAGGTAATCTGGAGCGTGGTTTGGAATTGAACAGATCCAGTGTTTTGTTACATGCAGACACTATTCCCGAAATGCACAGTCATTACATCAAAACCACCACAGGGATAGATGTAGCGCCAAAATCTCGTATTATTTCCTAATAAATATAGTGTTAAGCAAGGAATATTATGCCAGGAATATCTAGAATTGGGGATGTCTACGGACCCGGCGGAGTGCTAGGGTCTCCAGTTAGCCCAAATGTATTGATCAACGGCAGGTCCGTGGCATTGAATTCGTCAGTATACACTGCTCATCCATGTTGCGGTGCAAAAGGATGTCCTCCCAGTCATTGCGGCGGTAGCACATTTGGCAGTATTGCACTTGGATTCCGTGTGCTAGTTAATGGAGTGTCTCCCATACTGATTGGAGACAGCGGCACATGTGGACACAGTGTGCGTACTGGCAGTGTCAATGTTATAGTAGGAACTTAAAAATGGCCACAACCCCAATTATCCCAGATCTAGAATACCAAGGATTAACACCTAATATACTGAACGGCAGCTTGACACCGTTGCAAGTTGCATTGGCAAATTACATAACCGAGGCAAACTTATTGGGTGCAGCGTTCGCAGACAGTCCGTTCAATGTAAATCAAGCATTCACCGACGAAATGTTATTATTTACTGACCCTGGCACATTAACTCCGTTGACGTTTGATCCAAAAACTGGTATCGCTAAAGAACCCGACATTGACCGAAATATAACCGCTGGTATCGGGTTCATCAGCGTTGGTGACGACATTTACCTATTGCGCAGAGCACTTGATTGTGGGCCGGATGAAGACCGAACAGAACTGGTTTTTTTGGGCAGCAGATTCGACCTAGCCGACGGTTCGTTTGCATATTACGGAGAAATGATTATGGCCGGCACCAAGGCACTGGGGGCCGGCGGCAGCGATGGCAATGGCTCGTCCTTCGAATTCGGTTCTGACATATCAGCCGATGTAAGCTGGGCTGGAACCGACAGTGTATTTGGTGGTGGCGCACAAGGCGACTTTAATGCTACTACCGGCGACTTTAACTCGGTTGCATAATATATGAGTATTTTCAACGTAAATTTATCCACAGACGGTACATATTCCGAGCAGTATCGATCTGTAGGACTATGGTATAGCAATGCTCGTGTGATTTTTAAAATACCCAGAGTCTGGCAATTTGACAGAACAGAAATTGCGTTTCTGTCTTACATCACTGAATCAGAATATACAGCAATTGTCAGCCAGTTCAGCGGAGATCCTGGGTATGCGCTCAGAGTAGGTCCGGCATCAGTGGACTTTTTTGGTCCATCTATCAGATTAAACAGCGGTGTGCCCAGAGGTGAGGTATGGACATGTCCAATTTATTTTGTAATGAACGATGTGGCAGTTCACAAATTAATGTATCTGACACAACGGCAAATCGACTTTCTTAAATCGCAAAATCCGTTGTTACAGGAAACCAACTTCTTGGGTCCCATGTCTATTCCCATGTACGAATTCACAGACAGCTATAGCTCAGTTGGCGGCAACGCTCCGATGTCAATATCTGGTATAGGCCCACCCAATTTTTCAACAGTACGAGACAGTGGCGGCGGCCTGGTCAGAGACGGCAGTGGCGGCTATTGGACGTCGGGCGGCAGCGTCGGTGAATTCGGCGGCGATGGCGGCGGCGGCTTCAAACCCAAAAATCAGTATTACCCTGTGTATTTCGGACCGAACAGCGGAGTATACACAGGCAGTTTAAGTGCGCAAGGCAACATGGTGGCCATGCAACTTAATCCAGGCGACGTAAATCTGGTGTGGGAAACCGCAACCAGCACATTCCAAACAGTGAAGCCGTTTCACTCAGGGTATTTTAAAACATACTGGAGAAATCCAGAAACCACAACGTTTGGTGCAAACACTGTGATGCCCGCACTGACGGGTGTTATGCCAGCCAAGTATATAAAAATGCAAGGCAATGCCATCTATTATGTAGATTTGCAAATGGCAAGATTAAGTGGCAGTAACAATTGGGAAAACAATTTTTTTATTAACTCGTTCAGCCAAGCACTCAGTTATGTATTGATTTCTAACAATTATCTTGCCGCGTTAAACAATGCAGAAAACACAGATCTGGCATACTATGGTGCTGACAGTTATCAAGTGTTAACTACCCAAGGGTTTAACAACTACCAAGTTGGCACAGCATTGACAACTGCATTCAGAAATATCGGTAAGATGGCAAGAGAAATAACCAGTGGGTATTTCGGAACTGCCAATGCTGTTGCTAAAGTAATGATTGATTTGGGATTGGGATACATTAACAATTTATCTGTTAATTTGTACTCGGCAGGTGTGAACTTCGAGGACATAGGCAATGAAGTATACACGCCTTATATCACTGACCAACTGAGACAAATAACCAATACTACTGACTTGCAAACTATTCAAGAAGTAGTAGTAAGTGATATTCCTAATATTGCAAATCCGTTAGATTTTACTCGCATTGACCGGAGTGCAGGAATTCCCAACGACAGCATATTTGCTGATTTTGCAGCAGTTGGTGTGGACTTTGTCAACAGAGCTCCTAACTTGATATTAATTGATGGGGATGAAATTGCCAACCTAATAGACAGAATACAAAGTAATGTGACGGCAAACGTTGAAGCTGTTGCCACTACTACATCATTGGTTAGCCAGGCCATAATTGACCAATTGCGCACTAAACTGCCTGCATCAGAAAACAACCAACCTATCAGCATTCTGAACGTTGTTGGCATGTCGTCTGGTTATTTGCTGGGAGAAATGCAAAAAATTAACGAAGGCATTGCAGCATTGTACGCCACAGATTACGGCCCGCAAATTCGTAGCACGTTAACTGACATCAGCAGATATGCTGCCAAAGTACCGTTGACTGCCAGCGAACAGAATCAGTCTGACGCTTGGTGGGCTACTCAATTAGAAAGTGAAAAAACTGCATACTACACGTTATTGACCACTATTGTGGGAGATACCGCAGGAGACATACCTGCCATAGTCGAGCAGATTAACACAAACTACGATAACTTTACCAGTAACTTGTATTATGAATCGCTGAATTACGCACAGGCAAATATTGTAAACAGTAATTTTGGAGACACTATTACTACATTGGCGTTCGTACAAAGTATGCCGGCATACGGCGCTGATCCGAACAATGTCGGAACAGATTTGTTGTTGTACGGCATAACGCAGAATAATAACGGCGGCGAAATCGCACGTACAGTTCTGGACCAAGGCAAGAACGACTTCTTCTTATCAAACGCAGGTGTAACGATCACTGGTATCATTTAATTTATCATTATAGTTGCTCTAAAATACTAGAGTAAATATAATTAAACTTAGAGGTAGATGTCGATGAACTACTTTCAATTGCTTACCAAACTGTGCTCTGTGTACGAAAAGAATCACGGGAAAACTTTAACAAGGCCCGAAATGGTTCGACGGATTAACAGAGCAGTTAATTTGCATGATGTTAAAATTAAAGGAATTGAAAGCATCAGTATATTGGGAAATACTTTTGATATTTCTGGCATCTACGACAGCGAATTGGACTTTGACGACAGGCCCGCGATAGGAATTGAACTACAATTTCCGGAGCATAAAAAAGAATTTCTGCTGGACAACACAGATTTTACCAACGAACATTGGTTGGAAATGTCGATAGATATTGCAAGTGTAATTGGGCACGAATATGTGCATATGAAACAATATCGTCGGAGACATTTTAATGATGGAAGATACTACACTAGTAAATCTGAGAATACCATTTTTAAAGAACAACAAGAATATTACGGAACTCCCGATGAAATAGATGCATACGCATATACATTAGCAGTTTCGTTAATTAATCAATTGGTGTTCTGTAATAAAAAAATCCCTGCGATTACCAAAACACAAGTTTATAAAATATATTGCCATTATTTCGGAAGAAATAGTGATATAACCAATTGCTTAATTAAAAAAAGCAAAACATATTATCGTCATTTAGAAAGAGAATATCATGACTTTTACCACAAAAACTGAATATTTAGAAGATTTGAGTGAGGAAATTCTGAATGACATTCGTGACGAAGATTATATTGTTGTTTTAAATAAAGACGGAATGATTAAAACAATTATTGCACCAGATGATGATGTAATGTCCGATTCTTTAAAAGAATCACTGAGTTATTTTGGTATATATGATTTGGAAAATGTCACAGTTCATTAATACTTAGGTATTATAAAAATTTTAGTTGCACAAAATACCAAAATTTGTTATAATAATAGTATGATGAAACGCAAACGACGCCAAGATACCAAGCATGCAGTTTATGTAATCACCAACCGTGAGACACAAGAACAGTATGTGGGCATCACTGTATGCGGACAGCAGTTGCGGCAAGCACTGAAAGTTCGTATACAGAAGCACATTCGCCGTGCACTAACTGAAGACAAAGCGTGGCCTTTGTGCAACAGTATCCGCGAATTTGGTGCAGATGCGTTTGAGTATGGCGTACTAGAAACTGTGCGTGGCCGCAAACCCGCTCATGCTCGTGAACGTCAACTGATCCGCGAATTTAACCCAGTACTAAATCAGTACTAATTTTTGGAGAACTCAATGACTTTTAGACAATGGCTTCAAGAACGGTGGCTTCAACACACCGACGAGTTGCGGGATTGGGGACAACCTGTTCCAGCCGACTATACTGTTAAGCAGTATGTGGAAAAGTATCGATGGTGGCTGCGCAGAGAATATCGCTTTCAAAAAAGTAATACTTGAGTACTAGTCGTTGTTGTGTAAAAACAACAGATATTTTGGTTGCTCGAAATACCATTTTTTGTTATAATATATACATAGCAAAGCAAAACAGGAGTTGAAAATGTCTAAGTTAACTGAATACACCATTGAATTATACAAAGCAGACAAACGCATCAAACGTGATGAGCGTTACGGTAAGAACAAGGCGGGCTTGCGTTTTGTTGAAGTGTTGGATTATGCTCCCAGCACCAAAGACTACATCGAGTGTCTTGCAGAAGACTTTCGTGAAGCTGGATTTGTGGCCAACGTGTTTGAAACCTTTGTAACCAAACAGAACTTGATGGGTGGCACAGAGTTTCGAGAGCGTTACGATACGCCTCGTTACTGCTCGCCCAGTAGTGAAGCCTATTATTCCATGTAATTTTTAATCAAAGGAAATATATTATGAGTCCAAAAATACAAGCCGCAGTAAACATCGTACTGTTCATCGTCACAATGGTCATGGCCGGAGTGTTCGTGTACTGGATGCTGGAGAACTTTGGTGCAGTCAGTGTAGGTATTGCAGTCACAGCAATAATTCTGATGTTTGTGCTCAAGATGGCATATGACGCAGAAGTGTCAAGGCTGGAATCGCTGTCACGACTGAACAGAAAATAATCAAAAAGTAATACTCAAGTATTACAACTGGAGTTGCTCAATATTCCCAAATCTGTTACAATATACACTTAGCAACACAGAAAGGGTATATTATGTTTAAACTGTCAGACGCGCAAAGTGCACAAATTAACGCAGTAGCACCCAACTACTCAATTAACTACAGCGCTGAGCTCTACGATGAGTCACTTGATACTCGTGCAGATGACTACATTGCTGAAGTCACAGGAGCAGACGTAAAAGAGGACATTGGCGGGCTTTGTGTGTACTTGCTGGGTAGCAAGCTCGTGGCATTTTATGACTACGAGATGCAGGTGGGCCACGTTTTTTAACGACAGACGCTGGGGTTGAGAGTTAACCCCAGCCTATGTTATACTATACACATAGCAACAAACAAGGACACGCATTATGATCACAGCAGACCGACTACACCATCTATCCACTATGCTGCCAGCCCAGCTTACTCGTGGCATACAGAGTGCTGGATATAAACAAGACTCGTTTACTGGCGCCAGATTCCTGGGATTAAGCAACGGTAATGCTTTTGTTTACCGTGTGAACTATGTTGCTGACGGCAACACGCAGGAGTGCAAAGTGTTTGTCAGGTATGACTCTGCCGCAGAGCAGGTTTTGGTTGACTATTAATCCGGTTCGTGTTATAATATACACATAGCATAGCAAAACAGGAGTTGAAGATGACATCCACTGTGAATTTCGGAGATAAAACATACGATACCCGCTATGGAGGACCGTTTGACCGTGGCACAGCTGACAGCTACTATCATCGGTTGGACCGTCCCCACTACTACGTAGGTGCCACTGCAGCCAGTGCCAAGATTGAGAAGCAGGACATGACCCCTGAAGAAATTGATGCGTATAACGCTGGTTATGCTTGGAACGAGTATAATGGCGACAAAAAAGACTACGGTAGTTTTTAATAAAACAGGAGTACACAATGCACAAACAAGTAATAGAACTGTATAAACAGGCCGCAGAGTTTGCGTATAAAACAGCCGGTGCAGATGCAGGCAAAGGCACTATTATTGAAAGTTTAACTGCGGGAAAGTTTGCCGAGTTGATTGTTAGGGAATGTATAGGATTGTGTTACAGGATTGATACTGAATACGAAGGTAAAAAAGTTAAACCAACGGTAATTGCCAGCAAAGTTGCTGAACATTTCGGAGTAGAAGAATGA